ATTAGACACCTTTGGTAAAAAGGTAGTACAGACTGCTAGAGGTATATTAAACGCTAAGGGCAAAAATGCTAGTGGCGATTTAGGTAGTAGTCTAGGGTACTTTATCAAAGTTTATCCTAGTGGTGCAGTAGATATGTCTTTTGTAGCAGAGGGTTATGCTAAGTTTGTAGATAAAGGTGTTAAGGGTAGTAAGTCAAGTGCTAAAGCACCTAAGTCACCTTACAAGTTCACAAGTAAGCAACCACCATCTAATGTAATTGACAAATGGGTAGTTAGAAAGGGTTTGCAAGGCGCAAGAGATGATAAAGGTAGATTTATACCACGTAAAAGTATGGTTTTTCTAATAGCTAGAAATATTAAGTTATATGGTGTTAAGCCTAGCAATTTCTTTACTGATGCTTTCAATGTAGCATATAAAGATTTGCCACAAAAATTTATAGATGCCTACGCAAAAGATGTAACACAATTTTTAAAATTTGTAAGTAAAGAAATAGAATAATGGCAGTAAATTTAAGAACAACAATGCAAGGCAACGCACAATACCTTGCCCCAGCTTATTCAGATATAGTAATATATGCAGAAGATATACCACCAATATTATTTAATCAACAAGTAGCTGGTGTAATATCTAACTTAAAATATATTTGTGTAGTATCAATTAATGCTCAAACAGTAGCAACACTTAAAGCACCTACTGATAGTAATGATAAAGCATTATTTAGAATATCATCTATATTGCAAGATTATACAGAAACAGATAAGAGTGGTTATGATTTAGACTTTGTAAATAGTACATTTAATACTGACACAATGTATGAAAACAACCACGCTATACATCAGATAGACAAGTATGCAAGAAATAGAAACAATCTTAATAATTGCACTTGCTTAGGGGGTTATGAATATACTAATAGTAGTGGTACTACTATACAAGAGTTTTCTATTGGTACAGATGTTAATTTTAACTTTTTTAATTCAGTATTACAGCACAATGCTGGTTATAGTACAGAAGATTTTAGTGATTATCTACTAACAGGGGGTACTAAGAAATTTTTAACTAAGTTCCCACAAAACTTTGCTGGTACAGGTTTATCAGGTCAGAAAATACAAGCTGGACAATATCACACGATGGCTTTTTTAAATGGTAAGCATTACTTAGATAGTGAAGTAACTAGAATAAGAATTAGAACCTATAATAGTTCAGATACTATGTTAGGCACTCAATATGTAGATAACACTACACTAAATGGTGGTGCGCCATTCGGTTCAGATATTACTGCTAACATTTTTACAGGAACAAACAATACAGATGAGGGTTTATTATACTTTGGCTGTGGTACTGCTCAATTAACACAATTAGGGGTTAGCCTTAATAACGTAGCTTACTATACTGTAACTGCACTAAATGTAAACGCATCTGTTAGTAAAGTTTACTATTTTACTATACAAGATGCAGACTGCAAAGGATATGAAACTATTAGGTTAGCATTTTTAAATAGTCTAGGTGCTTGGGATTACTACAACTTTACTAAGAAGTCAGTAAGAAAGACACAAATAAATAAGACTGCTATAAAACAAAACTATGGTACTATACCACGTTATGCAACCACTTCTGCTGGTGATGCTTTCAACGCTGACTATTACAATCAAGGTACTTATGATGGTGGTACAAGAGCATTTAACGTAAACGCAATAGAAACCATAGAAGCTAATACAGACTTTATTACAGAAGATGAAGCAGAGATATTAGAAGAATTGTTTTTAAGTCCTGATGTTTATATGCAGACAGGTACTACATTTGAGCCTGTTGTCATAAATGAAACAGAATACATAAAGCAAACTACTGCTAACGATATGTTAAAGCAGTATATCATAACAGTAGAAAAAGGTCATAACACAAGAGTACAAAGACTATGATAAGATTAGTAGTACAAAATCAAGTAACCAATGAGTTGCAAGAGTTAGATACGTTTGGTAATGAGAATATAAACCTAACATTACAAGTAGATGATGTTAGAGATATAGAAAGTAAGAACGCATCATACTCTAAAGACTTTAACTTACCAGCTACTAAGAATAATAATAAGTTCTTTGAGCATTACTACAATGTAGATAGATACAAGACTAATTTTAACGTATATAAGAATGTTAAAGCATTTTTGTATAGCGAAGATGTATTAGTACTTGAGGGTTTTTTAAGGCTCTTAAATGTCGTAGATAAAGATACAGAAATAACATACAATGTAGTGTTGTTTAATGATGTAGCTAACATTATAGAAACATTAGGTGATGCTACTATAAACGATTTAGACTTTAGTGATATAGAACACAATATAACTGCTACTAATGTACACGCAAGTTTTGATATAGGAGTATCGTTATCTGCTGGTGGTTTGAGTGAAGTGCCATTTTATCCACTTATTAATAATGGTAATTTAACTACTAATGCTGATGGTGAAGTAGTTTACCACCCTTACGAGAATTATATATTAAATATACAATTAAAACACATTATTGATAAAATATTTAATTTCTCTGGTTTTACCTACAATAGTGATTTTTTTAATGGCGATTTATTTAAAGAAATATATCTTGATACAACAGTAAATACAGATATAGGCGATGACAACCAAACAGATGTTATTAGTGCAACAGGTGAAGATAATGTAGGTTCTAGTTTAAGTGTAGGTTGGCACCCAGCTTATGACTTTACTGCTATTAATTTTACTGATGAGGAGGGTGATGATAACAATTATTTTGACCACGACACAAGTATATTTACTGCACCTTTTGACTGCACGTTAATTGTCAGTATGTTTGTTAGAGTAGAAAGTGTAGCAAGTGTTAATACACCTTTAAATTTATCTGTTAAAACTACTGTTAGTGGTGTACCATCTTATAATACACTAGATAGTAATATTGCATTAGCTAATTCAGAAACTAACTATCAATTTTATGGTCAAATTAATATAGAAAGTGGTGCTACTGCAAAGATTGGTATAACATCACCATATAATGCAGATAACTTATCACACTTTTTTAAACCTATGCCTTTCGGTGCGCAATATCAAATATACTTACAGGTATTGCCATATAATATTACAGAAGAAGCTATATCATCAAGAATAGGCGATATTAAATTAGCAGACATACTCAAAGATGTTTCTAAGTTATTTAACCTTACAATAGAAAGCAAGGGCAACAATACTCTCAAAATAGAGCCTTATAGTGATTATATCACAAATAATGTATTAGATTGGTCTAAGAAAGTCAATGCTAACGAGATGGTAATAGAACCTATTGAAGTACCTAAAAGAATAGAGTTTAAACACGCATTAGAAGAAGAAGATTATTACAAATCTTTATATAATAAAAGGAACTTGATAGAATATGGCGCACAAGTATTAGAGTTTGACATAGATAATCAAGATATAAAGACAATAGAAACAGAAGTATTTTCTGCACCTTATATAGCAAAGATAGGTTTTAGTAATGTATTTTGTCAGCATATTTGTAAATATGAAGATGGCACTACATTACCTTATGACAATAAACCTAGATTAGTGTTCAAAACTGATAATACTTATATTTCTAGCTTTGAAGATGGTACAGGTTTCTTTGGTTCATCAGATTTAGATACAGATTACACAAACGCTACAATGTATGATACTGCATTACCACTAGCAACTGCAAGTACTAATAGTTTATTGTTTGGTTTAATAGATGTAACACATTTAACAAGCGAATTGAATGAACAACCTACTAATACGTTATTTAATGTGTATTGGTTTGATTATATAAACGAGAGGTACAATGTTACTAATGGTATATTACTAAAAGTAGAAGCTAATTTAAAGCCTACTGATATATATAACTTTACTTTTGCTGATATTATTAAAATACAAGACCAGCATTATAGAGTAAATAAGATAGAATATAATACAGATAAAAATACTTTAGCTAAATTAGAATTATTAAGAATATGAGAAAGATTAGCAGTATAGATAGTAGAGGTAGAATACAATTTGTAGATGATAAAGGTACAGGTACAACTTTAGGTAGTAAAGCTGATTGTGAAGCGTATGGCTATGACTTTAAAAATGGAGTTTGTAAAATACCTACATCTAAACAAGAGGTAAAACAAGCCGATAATTTTACTTATGGCAGAAAGAATATCGTTAGTGGTGTGAACAATAGTACATTAGGATATAATAATAAAATCAATGGTAGTAATTCAATATGTATAGGTAACAATAATACAATAGATGTATATGCAGAAAACTCTGTAACTATTGGTACTAATGCCTATGCTGAACACGTTGGCGAAATAGCTTTTAGCGCATCAAGAACATCTAACAGAGCAAAGTTTAGTTTTTTACAATTTGATGGTGTTACTACTAACAACACACCTACTGAATTATATTTAGGCAACAATAATGGTGCAAGATTATATATAAACGAAGATTATGATAGTGGCTATGCTATTGACTATACAGCAGTTGGGGTAAATCCTAGTAGTAACGATATATTTACTAGCTATGGACACGCTACCTATAAGTTTACAAATAGGACACTTACAGAAGTAGGACACGAGAAAAGCACAACAATTAGAGATAGTAGTACTAATCACTACGACATAGATTTTGCACCAATAGTTAATTCACCTGATTACATAGAGGTTAAGGTAACAGGCGATACAGGACATACGGTGTATTGGACAGTAGATTTTAAAGTAACAGAAGTAAGATATGGATAAGGCAATACAATTTAAACTAATGGGCGAAATAATCGCAGTAGGCTTTAGTGCATTTAAAGATGTGCTACCATTAATAACAAGGTATAAAGACAAAACAGATTTTAACGAAATAATATTAGGCAAATGGCACAAAACGAAGTAATATTAAAAGTCAAAACCGATACTACTGATGCTAACGATGGTTTAGAACAAGTAAAGAAAAACACAAAAGATACGGGTGATGCAGCAAAAGAGGCTGCGGGTAATTTTAGTATAATGGGTGTAAGTCTAAATGGTGTTAAAGCAGCATTTGGTAAAATTATACCATTGTCTAAGGCTATGTTTGGTAGTATAAAAGCTGGTCTTATATCAACGGGTATAGGTGCTTTTGTTATTGCTATTGGTAGTTTGGTTTCATATTTTACAAATACAAAAAAAGGTGCTGAACAACTACAAAGAATTTTTAAAGGTTTTGGTGCAGCAGTTGCAGTTCTAACAGATAGATTTAGTGCAGTAGGTGAAACTATTGTTAATGCTTTTAGTAATCCTAAAGAGGCAATTATAGGTTTGTGGAATACCCTTAAAGAAAATATAATAAATCGAGTTGAAGGCATAATGTTACAATTTAAAGCATTATCTAAGGTAATAGAGGGTGCGTTTGATTTAGATTTAGATACTATAAAAGAGGGTTTTGGTGATTTTGGTGAAGCTACATTACAAGTGGCTACGGGTATGGACGAAGTACAACGTAAAAACTTTGCTAATACAGTTAAAGAAATTACAACTGAAATAAAGAACGAAACAAATGCAGCAATAGAATTAGCTGGTGCATTACAAAAGATAAAAGATGCTGAACGAGAGTTTAGTATACAAAAAGCTAAGACTGCACAAGAAATACAAAAAGCTAGGTTTGAAGCGATGGACGAAAACAAAACCTTACAAGAAAGGTTAGATGCGTTACAGAAAGCTAGTGATTTAGAAATTAAAACGACAGAGAAAGCTATACAACTACAAAAGGATAAACTAGCAGCTAGACAAGCAGAAGTAGATTTAGGTGAAAGTTTAGAAGAAGATTATGATGATTTAGCACAATTAGAAGTAGAGTTGATAAACCTACAAACATCATCATTTCAGACACGTAAAAGGATAGCCACAGAAATAGAAACTTTAACAAGGGAACAAGCGGCATTAGATAAACAAGCAGCAAAAGAAAAAGCTGATGCAGATAAGGCTGCTGCTGATGCTAAGAAAAAGTTAGATGAAGAAGAATTAAAAAGAGCAAAAGAAAAAGCAAAAGCACAAAAACAGGTTTTAATGATGGGTTTAAAAACTGCACAAAATGTGTTTGGTAAAGAAAGTGCTGCTGGTAAAGCTGCTGCAATAGCACAAGCAACTATAAACACATATGAGGGTGCTAGTAAAGCAATAGCAGATTTTGGTGTACCACTTGGTTTACCATTTGCTGCAATTGCAATAGCAACGGGATTAAAACAAGTTAGTGCAATAACATCAGTAGAAGAACCTAAATTTGCACAAGGTGGTATAGTAGGTGGTGTAGGTACTTCAACTAGCGATAGTGTTAGTGCAAGACTATCTAAAGGTGAAAGTGTTATAAATGCACGTAGTACAAGAATGTTTAAGCCACTTCTAAGCGCAATTAACGAAGCTGGTGGTGGTAGGTCATTCGTAAGTGGCGAGGGTGTAGGAGGTACGACTATGGGAGTTGTAAAAGCCTTTGTAGTAGCTGATGATATGACTAAGCAACAAGATAAAATGAGTAAAATAAGAAGAAAAGCAACAATTTAAAAAATAATATTATGCCTTGTAAACAATGTGATAACGGAAAATACAAATGGGGTGATGGTGAATGCCAATACGATACTCTGCAAGAGTGCGAACAAGCACACGATACTTACGATATTGTAGAACTGATTGTAGATGAGAATAACGAAGAATTAGCAATAGATGCTATATCTTTGGTAACAAGTCCAGCAATAGAAACTGACTTTGTATATTTTAACGACATAGAAAGCAACTTAACACTTGCTAAGGTAAACGAAGAAGAAAGACTGCTAGTAAGTCCAGCACTTATACCTTACAAACAGATATACAGATACGATGCTAACAAAGATAGAAACTATTATGTGTATTTTACTGCTGATACAGTCCGTAAGGCTGCCGAAGCGTATATGAAACACCAAAACACTAACAATGCGACCTTACAACACGAAGAAAAGGTAACAGGGGTGCATACAGTAGAGAGTTGGATAGTAGAAGATAGCAAAAACGACAAGAGTAACTTATATGGCTATGAATTGCCAAAGGGTACTTGGTTTGTATCTATGCGAGTAAACAACGATGAAGTATGGGAACGTATCAAGAGTGGCGAGTTGAAAGGTTTGAGTATAGAGGGTTACTTTGTCGATAAGATGGAAACACTAGCTAAGACTGATAAGAAGAAGAAAAAGAAGAAGTACGCACAAGTAGGTGAGATAGATGGCTTCCCTGTATTTGACAATATAGAAGATGCAGTTGAGGTTGCTAAAACGTTAGGTTGTGAGGGTTACCACGAACACGAATTAGAGGGCGAGAAAGTATATATGCCTTGTAGTGACCACGAAATACTAGACACATTATTAGAGTTAATAGAAGATGCACAAGCAAACGACACTTGTACTATGTTAGCTAGTTATACTGACTATCCTAAAGGTGCTACTGCAAACGCTGAACGAGCAATAATAGAAAACGAAGAACGTGGTAATAAGTGTGCAACACAAACGGGTAAAGTTAGGGCGCAACAATTAGCAGCACGTAAACCTATATCATATAAAACAGTGAAACGCATATATAGCTATTTGTCAAGAGCAAAAACATACAATACGGGTGATTATAACGATTGTGGCACAATATCATATAACTTATGGGGAGGTGATGTAATGTTACGATGGTCTGAACGAGTAGTAAAAGCCGAAAATAAAACAAAATAAACTAATTTATATTTTATATTAAGGACACTAAAAAAAAGTACAATGGATTTAAAAGAACGCATAAAAGTTGCTTTAGGTATAGATACCAAAGAACAAGAAGTAAAGTTAGCTTATGAGGCTAAATTAGTAGATGGTACTATTATCGTATCAGAGGCAGATGAGTTAGCAGAGGGTGTAGTACTTAACATCTTATCAGAAGATGGTGAGCAAACTCCAATACCACAAGGTACTTACTCTTTAGAAGATGGTACAGAGTTCTCTACTGATGAGAATGGTGTAGTAACAGAGGTATCTGCTAAAGAAGAAGAAGAAGAAGAAGTTGAGCAAGAAGAAGAAACAGAAGAAGTAGAAATGGAAGAAGAAACTACTACTGAAGATACTATGCTCGAAGAAGTTGGTAACGTAGTAAGAGAATTACTAGAAAATGTTACTAGCGAACTTAACACAATCAAAGCTGAATTAGATGAGTTAAGAGGTGAGAACTTAGCTAAAGACGAAAATATAGTAGACTTGCAAAACGAAAATGTAGAGTTATCTAAGCAAGTTAAAGAATTAGGAAGTGAGCCTAGCGCAGAGCCTGTAAAGGCACGTAAATTCGCTGCTAACACTCCTAAAGTAGAATTAAGTAGAGCAGACTACGAGAAATTATCTGCACAAGAAAAATATATGTATAACCTAAATAAATAATTAAGAAAATGAGTTTCGATATTACTTCAAACTATTCAGGTGAACACGCTGGTCAGTATATTGCTGCTGCGTTGAAATCTGCTACATCTCTTGAATACTTAACTGTATTAGAGAATGTAAAATTTAAAAGAAACATTACTAAAGTTGCTGGTGCTAGTTTAATCGCTGATGCTACTTGTGATTTTACTGATGCTGGTACTCTTACTTTAACAGAAAGAATACTTAACCCAAAAGAATTACAAATCAATGTAGACCTTTGTAAAAAAGACCTACTTGCTGATTGGCAAGCTGCTCAAATGAGAGCTGGTGCGCACAACAGAGATATGTCAGGTGACTTTACTGCATTTGTTATGTCTTACCTAAGTGGAACTATTGCCGATGCAGTAGAAACTTCTATATGGAATGGATTAGACTCTAACGCTGGTCAATT